TCCCGAGTTGGCCCGTCTGTTCACCGAGGCCAACAACAACGACCTGATTCCGGTCAAAAACTGGATGGCGTTCTCGGAAAAGCGCGGTCTGGCTGGATCAATCGACATGGTTGACCTGACGCCTATTGCTGGCGCTTTGATGCAGGCATATCAAGCGTTTGAGCAAGTCAAAGCCCAAATTTACGACATCACCGGCATCAGCGACATTGTGCGCGGTCAGTCTGTGGCCAGCGAGACGGCAACTGCCCAGCAGATCAAGGGCCAATACGCAAGCCTGCGGCTCAAGAGCTATCAGGACGATGTAGCGCGGTTCGCTACGCACATGATCCAGCTCAAGGCTCAGATCATTTGCCAACTGTTTGATCCGCAGACCATCCTAATGATGTCTGCTGCCGATCAGCTCAGCCCTGTTGACCAGCAACTGGTGCCGCAAGCGCTGGAATTGCTGCGTAACGAGCCAATGCGCTCGTTCAGAATTGAGATCAGCACCGACTCGCTCATCATGATGGACGAGAGTCAGGAAAAGCAGGATCGCATGGAGTTCTTGGGTGCTGTCTCAAGTTTTCTTGAGAAGGCCGTGCAGGCCAGCCAGGTTGCACCTCAAATCGTTCCGCTGTCGCTTGATATGCTCAAGTTTGGCGTCGGTGCGTTCAAGATTGGCAAGAGCGTGGAAGGCCAGATTGACCAGACTGCTCAGCAGTTCAAAGAGCAACTGGAGCAACAACAGCAGCAGCCTCAACAGCCGCCACCGCCTGATCCTGAAGAGATGAAGATGCAGCTCCAGATGCAAATGGAGCAGGCCAAGATGCAAGCCCAAGCGCAAACCGAGCAGATGAAAATGCAAGCTGAGGCGCAGTTCAAGCAGGCCGACCAACAGCATCAAGCGCAGCTTGAGATGGCCCGCATGGATCATGAAACGCAGCTCAAGGCCGTGGACTCTCAGACCACCCAGATGATTGAGCAGGCCAAGATGGAAGCCGACGCTGATCTCAAGTGGCGCATTGCCCAGCTTGAGGCCGAGACCAAGGTCATCGTGGCCCAGATCGCTGCCGCGCAGAAGTCTCAAGCCGACGCCATCCAAGCAGATCAAATGATTCAACAGGAGGCCATTAGGACGTCTGGAGCCACCGACCTACAGCAGACTATGGCTGTGGCAATGGAAGGCTTCCAAGCGGCTCTAGAGCGCCTTGCCAGACCCCGCACCGTTGTGCGCTCGATTGACGGCAAAATTACCGGGCTGAACTGATGGCGCTTTACGCTGATCGAGTCAAGCAAAGCCTGGGCGTCACCGGCACCGGCACCATCACGCTGACGCTGGCTACGACGGGCAACGGCTATCAGTCTTTCCTGACGGCCTTTGGCACCGGCACCCAGACGGTCGCGTACTGCATTGCAGATCAGTCTGGCCCCAACTGGGAAGTTGGCACGGGGACTTACAACGGTTCGGCCAATACGCTTGCCCGCACTACCGTGCTGGCCTCGAGCAACGGCGGCTTGCTGACCAACTTCAGCGGCGGCACGCAGGACGTTTTCTGCACCGCACCGGCGGCGTATCTGGACACGTTCACGGATACCACGCAGGGGGTCGTGCCCGCTTCTGGTGGTGGCACGACGAACTTCCTCAGAGCCGACGGCACGTTTGCTGCTCCGCCAGCGACTGCCCCTGCTGGCTCCAATACCCAAGTTCAGTTTAATGACGCTGGCGCGTTTGGCGCAAGTGCAAACTTCACCTATGACGTAACAAACCGATCCCTTGCCATTGGCCCTGCCGCAGCGGCAAACGCAACTCTCACAACTGTCACCCCAACGGGTTCCCAAACTGCTACGCCGTTGAGATTTTTAGGGCAACCCGGCACTACATCAAACGGGGGTGGATTTTCGTTTGTTGCTGGCGCGTCTGGAAGTGGTGGAGCAGGGGGCACATTTACAGCCACCGGAGGCACATCAACGACAGGCTCGGGGGGCGGTTTTACGTTCACGGGGGCGGCAACTACAGCAACCGCTGGATTTTCTGGTGGATCGTTTTCTGTCAATACTGGAGCTGGCAACAGCGGCACCAGCAACGGCGGCAACGTCACGTTTAATCTTTCTACCGGAGCATCAACGGGGGGCAGATTTCAAGTTACCGCAGGAAGCGGCGCAACGTCCACAAACGGCACGGGCGGTGCTGTCAACCTGACGGCTGGTGCGGGAGTTGGCACGGGGGCTGGCGGCGCACTCAACTTGACCGCTGGCAATGCGGTGAGCGGCGTTGCTGGGGCGATGACCTTTAACGCAGGGGATAGCAGTTTTTCAACGGGTGGGGCGTTGACGTTCAATGCAGGGGATAGTGCTTCAGCAGCTAACGGCGGAGCGATCAATTTCAACGCTGGTACTGGCTACGCTGGCGGCAGCATGACGTTCATTGCTGGTGCGGCTATTGGTACAGCCGCAGGAGCAACGGGCGGGTCAATGACATTCACCGCTGGCAACTCAAGTTCTGGGGCGAACGCAGGTGACCTGACGTTCTCTGCGGGCTCATCAGGTGCGGGATCATTTAGCGGCTTTCGCGGCGGCAACTTGTCGTTTTCGTCGGGCAGTTCAGATTTTGGCCCAGCGGGTTCGTTTTATTGTTCTACGGGCTTTGGAGCAACCGATTCTGGCCCGGTTACGTTTGAAACAGGTTTTGCATCAGGCGGTACGTCAGGAGACATCACCTTTATTACTGGCGGCGGCGGCTTTTCAACCGCTGGAGATGCTGGAAACCTTGTTTACACAGGCGGCGCAGCGGGCTATGACGGAGACGACTATTCGGGCACGGGCGGTGGTCTGATCTTCACAGGCGGCTACGGCTACGGCTCTGCTGGTGTGGGCGGCAGTTTCACCTTCACCGCTGGTGGTGGCAATGCCACACAAGGCTCCATCAGCCTTGCAACTGTCAGCGGAACGTCCATTCAACTCGCAGATAACGGCGCAAGGCAGTTGGGTTTCTTTGGGGCAACCCCAGTAGCCAAGCCCACAAGCGTCGCCGTTACCGCAGCGGGTATTCATGCTGCGCTTGTTTCTTTAGGACTGATTTCATAATGGCAATCACAAAACAACTCACCAACGCCGCTGGTATCGTCTACGACTACCACCGTATCAACTCGGTCATCATTGACGCTCAGGACAATCTGTTCGCCACGGTGGCGTCGTACATCAGCGCAGACCGCGCAACAGACCAAGATCGTGCTGTTGACCGCTTCTCTGTTCAGATTTACACGCCTATCACCACGGGCCTAGTTGCCACGGCAGAAACCTTGCTGGTCGCTGACCCCAACTGCAAACTGTTCGGCGGCATCGTTACGCCAGACGTCATCCTGTCTGATCTGGATAAGGCAAAAACCAAGAAGCGTGCTGAGATCGCCGCCGCCCGTAGTGCCGAAATGTATGCTGACAAGACCACTACGCTAGGCGTGTTTGGCTCTACCGAGTCGGACAACAACAAGCTGTCGATTGCCATCCAAGTCACGCAGTTGGCCGCTGCCGCAGGACAGCCAGCCGAGTGTGGCTACAAGACGGCAGACGGCGTTTATTCGGTCTATACGCTGACGCAGCTTGAGCAGATCGCGCTGGAGATCGCCGCCCAGGTGTTGCCGTTGTATGAGAAGGAAGCCATCCTGATGGTTTCAGTTGAGGCGGCGGCAACGGTTGAAGAACTTGAATTGATTGGGTGGTAAATGTTAGGCTTTGACGCCATTGCGGCGCTGCCAATCAGCAGCCTGCCCACTCTTGTCACCCCAGTACCTCCGTTTTGGGGCAGCAAGGGTGGCATAGGCGGCAAGAAGAAGCGCAAGCAGCATGAGCTGCCCGATGAGGAGGTCATCAGCACCGACCTGCCAGAGCCATCGGTCATGGCAGACCAGATGCGTGCAATCATGTTGCCGCCGATGGATATGCTGCCTTCATTGGTGCAGGCTCGCAAGGCGCAGGCCGACTTTGAGGCCGAGCAAGATGATGAAGAAACCTTGTTGTTGTTGATGTGAGGCAAACAATGTCAGACGGTGGAAAAGGCGACAACAGACGGCCAGGCGACGATGCAGCGTTTGCATCCAACTTTGAGCGCATCTTTGATGGCGGCATTAAGCGTGGCTCTTGGGTGTTTGTGGATGGCCAACTGGTGCCCAAGGACGAGTACCGCGCCCCTGCGCCAGAGGCGCACATGGTCATGACCGACATACAGCCCTACCAATCAATGGCCACCGGCGAGATGGTAGGTGGCAGGGCGCAGCATCGAGAGCATCTAAAGCGCAATGGATTGATTGAGATTGGTAACGAAACGAAGTATTTGAAGAACGAACGCAAGCAAGAACCCGCAGCCGTTTTGAAACGACGGATTGCGGAAATTGTCAATGATCGGTTAAGATAGCCACAATCTTTTGGAAGGATTCAAAATGGCACTCGCACGCGAAGTAATGTTGGCCGGATTCTCGGCAGGTCAAGCACGGGGCTTGGGCGGCGGCTACGCCGGTCTGGTCGCTTTGGGTTCCACCCAAGACAACGCCGCGCCCATCACCGCCAGTATGCACGTTGTGACCGGCGCAGACGCCACCAAGGGCGTTCGTCTGGTTGCCGAGGTTGGCGATTCGGTCTGGCTGTTTAACAGCTCGGCATCGGCGCTAAAGGTCTATGGTTCTACGGGCGAGGCAATTGCTGTGCCTGCCACCGGCCTTGGCACCGTTAACGCTGCTTATAGCCAAACGGCGCAATCGGTGGTTCAGTATCTGCACATCACGCCAACGCAATGGCTGCTTGTTAAGTCTGCATAATGGAAGAGCAAATGGATGAACCGCAGGTTACCTTGCGCGATGCCATTGAGTCGGCTGTCGAGGAGCATGAGCCTGCTTCTGCCGTTGAGCAAGACGCTGCCCCCGCAGACGCTCAACGCGACGATGCTGGCCGCTTTGCCACCTCACCACAAGACGAGCAACCTGCACCCGCCCCGACCAAACCGCGGCCTTCCTCTTGGAAGAAGGACTACGATGAGCATTGGACGAAACTAGACCCCAGCCTGCAAGACTACATCAGCCAACGCGAACAAGAGTACGCGAAGGGCGTTAGCACTTACAAACAGAACTGGGATCAGGCCGCGCCGATTTATGAGGCGATGCAGCCGTTCATGCCTCTGCTTCAGCAACACAACATTGATCCAAAGCAATGGATCAGCGGTCTGGGCAACGCCCACCGTATGCTGACCCAAGGCTCGGACGATGAGAAGCTGCGGATGTTTGCCCAGTTGGCCACCGACTACGGCGTGCCGCTTGGAGCGTTGACTGGCCAGCAATCTGGCATTGATCCGCAGTTTTCTCATTTGGCTCAGAAACTTGGGCAGATGGAGAACCGCTGGACTCAGTTTGAACAACAGCGAGAGCAGCAAGAAAACGCTGCTCTGCAAAACGACATTTCTGCTTTCTCTCAGAAAGCACCCCATTTCGAGCAGGTACGCGAAACGATGGCTGGACTCCTCCAGTCAGGCGTAGCGCAAGACTTGCAATCAGCCTACGACAAGGCGATCCGACTGCACGATGACATTTGGCAGCAGCAACAGGCTGAACAAGCCAAAGCCGCTGCTGAACAGAATCAGCAAAAGGTCGCTCAAGCAAGGGCAAAGGCTGTGTCTCCAAGGTCTTCCTCCCCGACAGGGATGACGAGCGGCGGAAACGGCAAAAAGAGTCTGCGAGATATGTTGGCCGAGCAAATCGATAGCCAGCTTGCCTCGCGGGTTTAATTTTGATTCATTGAAAGGAACTAATCATGGCTTATGCCAATAGTGCCATCAGCGATATCATTGCCACCACCATTCAATCTCGTTCGGGTGAGCTGGCTGATAACGTGATGCAAAACAACCCGCTGCTTCAGCGTCTGAAGCAACGTGGCAATGTTCGTCCATTCTCGGGTGGTAACGTGATTTTGGAAGAAATCATGTACAACGACACCTCGACCAACAACACCAACAGTTATTCTGGCTACGAAGTGCTGAACATTGCACCGAACAGCCCGATTTCTGCTGCTCAGTTTGCTATTACCCAGTACGCCGCTGCCGTGACCATGAGTGGTCTGGAAATGCTGCAAAACGCTGGCAAAGAGCAAATCATTGATCTGCTTGAAGGCCGCATCCGTGTTGCCGAAGCGCAGCTCATGAACCGCATTGACACCGACATCTATCTGGATGGCACGGGCAATGGCGGCAAGAACATCACCGGCCTTGCTGCTGCTGTTCCTGATGCTCCGACCTCTGGCACCTACGGTGGTATTGATCGTTCCTCTTGGCCTTTTTGGCAATCTGTAAAATTTGCAGGCACAACCAACGGCGGCGCAGCAGTTTCCGCAGCCAACATCACCCAGTACATGACCGCTCTTGCGCTTCAACTGGTGCGCGGCAATGACAAGGCTGACTTGCTGGTTGCTGACAACAACTATTACAGCCTGTACGTCAATTCGCTGCAAGCCATTCAGCGCGTTACCTCTGAAAATGAGGCAGGTGCTGGTTTTGCTTCGCTCAAGTTCTACGGCGGCGGTACTTCTGCTGACGTTGTTCTTGGCGGCGGTATCGGCGCTCACGCAACGGCAAACCACATGTGGTTCTTGAACACCAAGTATCTTAGCTTCCGTCCTCACAAGGATCGGAACTTTGTGCCAATCGGTGGCGAGCGCCAAGCTGTCAACCAAGACGCAATCGTGAAATTGATCGGCTGGGCAGGTAATCTTACTTGCTCTGGCGCTCAGTTCCAAGGCGTTCTTATTGCTGGAACTTGAGGAGCAAATACCATGGCATATACTATTACCGACCACGAAGCAGGTTTTCTGCCTATTGGCGTCATTGATACCGGCGTTCTGACTCCGGTAGCAGTTTCGGCTGGCACCACTACCACCATCCCAACGCCTCCAGCCGTCCCTGGCCAGATTGTGAAGGGTTTTGATCCTGTCTACGGCATGGGCGAGTTCATCTTGCTCAAGGGCGTGGCTTCAACGGCTGTTGGCTCGCTGGTGATTTACAACACCACGTCCTACACCACGACGCTTTGCCCTGTTACGGCCAACCTTGGCCAGCCTGTGGCCGTTTCGATGACCGCAAACACTTCGTCTTCTAACTGGTCTTGGTACCAAATTGAAGGCGTGGCTATTGTTGCCAAGTCTGCTGTTGTTCTGGCTGCCAATGTGGCCATTGCCGTCAGCTCAACTGGCAAGGTGGGCGCCAACGCTTCTGGCAAGCAGATTCTTGGCGCACGCACGGCCAATACTGCATCAGTTGTTTCTGCAACGACCACGGTGCAGGTCATTCTGAACCGTCCTCACTTGCAAGGCCGCGTGACCTAATCGGTTCTCGCGCTTGCACTAGATGCCCCCAGGCTCACAGCTTTGGGGGCATTTTTCAATCTAAATGCCTACAGCATGAACATCGAAACCACCTGCAACACATCCGACGACATACTGTTTGAACAGATCAAGTTCAACAGTCACCGAGCCAATGACTGGCTTTTCTCCGCTGATGCTCATGACGGCTTTGCTGTCATTGTCGGCGGTGGCCCGAGCGTGGCCGATTGGGTTGACGAAATCCGCGCCCGCAAGCAACACGGTCAGACCATCTTTGCGCTCAATGGCGCAGCGCGATGGCTCGCCCAACACGACATTGAAGCCGACTACTGCATCATCGTAGACGCTCGCGAGATCAACCTGTCTATGCTGGGCTATGCCAAGCGATACCTGCTGGCCAGCCAATGCCACCCGAGCCTGTTTGACGCCTGCCCTGATGCCATGCTGTGGCATCAAGAGTATCCGCAGGACATGGCACGCTTTGACGCCTGCTTGCCCGCCAATCCACCCGCGCACACGCTGATCGGCGGTGGCACGACCGTGGGCCTGTCTGGGATGGTTGTGGCCTATGCAATGGGGTATCGCTCGCTGCACTTGTATGGCTACGATTCAAGCTACCGCAACGGCCATTGCCACGCCTACAGCCAAAACGACCCGCAGCGCGTTGATTGCGTGGCCACAGTCGCTGGCAAACAGTTTCAGACTACTTTGGCTATGGCCAAGCAAGCCGAGTTGTTCCCGCAGCTCTCAGACAGCCTCATTGACCTTGGCTGCACGATCACCATTCGAGGCGACGGCCTGCTGCCGTGGACAAGCAAGGCCGCGGCCATTGCGCCTGATTCGATAGACGAGCAAGACAAGTACAAAGCCATGTGGTCAATTGACGCCTACCGCAACGCAGCGCCAGGCGAAGGCGTAGCCGACTTGTTCTGCCTTGCCACGCTGCCCACCGCATCCAGCACCGTCATTGACTTTGGCGCAGGCACAGGGCGCGGTGCGATGCGCATACATGATGCGCATGATTGCCATGTGCTGATGCTGGACTTTGCAGACAACTGCCTTGATGAGCGCGTCAGAGCCAAGCTGGGCGACAAACTGCGCTTTGCCGTGGCCGACCTGACTCAGTCCATTTCGCATCGTGCTGACTACGGCTTTTGCACCGATGTGATGGAACACATCCCGCCCGAGCAGGTCAGCACCGTGATTCATAACATCATGGCCGCAGCGCCGCAAGTGTTCTTTCAGATTTCTACCGTCACCGATACAATGGGCGCATTGATTGGCCATCCGTTGCATCTTACGGTGCAGGACACAAAGTGGTGGCGCGAACTTTTCTTGTCCCTCGGTTACACCGTCCGTTGGGAAAACACACAAGACACAGCGGTGATGTTTTTCGTAACTCAACCACTTGAGGAAGAAAATGCTTGATTCAGATTTCGGCGGTTCAATCCTGCCAGCAGTTCGGTTCTACTCCAAAGAGATGTTGCACGAATTCAAAACGCAGCAAGAAGGTCGTCCTATCTACTACATGACCGACTTCGTTCGTATTGAAATACCTGGGAATCAATTCACGATTATTGACACCTTTGCCAGCGACACTCACAAGAAGCAGTATCCAACGCAATGGGCGCACTATCAAAACGAGAAGCGCGACATGGGCGAGGATGACATCTCTGGAACCTTGCTGCGCGATTGGCCGCTGCTTACCGCAGCACAGGCGCGTGAACTCAAGCACTACCACTTCTACACCGTTGAGCAATGCGCCAACGCATCCGACGAGCAATTGTCCAAGATCGGCATGATCGTCGGCATGGGCAATCATGCTTTCCGCGACCGTGCCCGCAACTACTTGGCCCGAGCCAAGGATTCGGCCATTGTGGATGCTCAGTCTGACGAGCTGCGCAAGCGCGACGCCGAGATTGAGGCGCTTAAGCAGCAGATGTCTGAACTGTTGAACAAGGTTGATGCGCCAAGGCGAGGCAGACCACCTAAAACAGCCGATGAGGCTGTAACAGAAAGCTGATATGTCATCTACTCTCTTGCAACTCATCCAGCAGGCCAGCGCCGAGATGGGGCTGACCATCCCGACGCAGGTCGTTGGGAACACCGACACTCAAGTTACGCAGATGCTGTACTTGATTAACTCGGTGGGCAATGAGTTGCGACGAGAGTACCCGTGGGAAGCGTTAAACATCCCTTATCGCTTCACCACGCAATACCTCATCACAACCGGCAACGTTACTCAAAACAGCGCAGTAGTTACCGGCATTCCCAGCACAACTGGGCTGTCGGCCTACTATATGTTGGCCGGTACGGGCATCAATCAGGACACCTACATTCTGTCTGTTGACAGCAGCACGCAAGTCACGCTGACTCAGGCAGCGTCGGCAACCAGCATCGGTGCCACGCTCAATTTTGGCCAGACCATTTACCCGTTGCCGTCTGATTTTGACCGGCAGATTGACCGCACGCACTACGACAAGTCAAAGCGTTGGGAGATGCTTGGCCCCGAGACTGCCCAGCAATGGGAGTTTTTGAAGTCCAGTTACATCAGCACCGGCCCACGGATGCGGTATCGCTTCATTGGCGGCAACTTCCAAATCTGGCCCAACGTCACGACCAACGAGTATCTTGGCTATGAGTACGTCTCCAACGGTTGGGTCAATCAAACGACCACGCCGCAGTCATCGTTTACAGCCGACACAGACACTTGCATCTTCCCTGATCGCCTGATGGTTTTGGGCCTCAAGCTCAGATTCTTTGAGGTCAAGGGCTTTGACAGCACGGCCTACTACCGCGACTTTTACCAGCAGCTCAACATCGCCAAGTCCAACGACGGCGGCTCGATGACCTTGAGCATGGCTCCAAAGATGAGCAGCGTGCTGATCGGGTTTGAGAACATTCCAGATGGCAGCATTTACGGGCAGGGGTGAGATATGGCTGAGAATCTCAAACTGGCGAAGGCGTTGCGAGAGGCTGAGATGCGCCCAACGCCGCGCAGCGGTCTGACGGGGATGCTGGCCGATGCTTTGATGGGCGCTCGGAACTTTGCTGACCGTGCCAAGGTGCCTGACTTTGTGCCATTGATTGGCGGCGAAGGCGTTGGTTCGCTCTTGGTAGGCAAAGCGCCCGAGGAGGTCAACGAACTGTCCTACGGCAACTCGCCAATTCAGATGAATCCCTACGCAGGCCGCACGGCCAGCTTCGTGCCTGAGATGAAACGAGGCCGTGGGCAGCAGTTGGCTGACGCGCTGTCGCTGCTGTCGCTGCCAGGCGGCAAGACTGCGGCAAGCATGATGATGGGTGCGGTGCCGGGTGTTGATGCTGCCGCTACCGTGTTCCACGGCTCGCCGCACAAGTTTGATCGCTTTGACAGCAGCAAGATCGGAACCGGCGAGGGTGCGCAGGCGTATGGGCATGGGTTGTATTTGGCGGATAGTCCGGCGGTTGCAGGCGGCTATAAGGATCGGCTGTCAAATGATTACGTCAAGCCAGACGGCGGGCTTGAGCATTATGGAGATGCATGGAACAGAGCGTTTGATGCCGTGCAGTCGGCCAAATTGCTTCCGCAAGATCACGCTAGGGCCATTGCGTCACAAGTGCAAGCGTGGGTTGACTCGGGCAAGCAAGCAAAGACATTCCTGCGCTACAACGAGCCGCCTGCGGGGTATGAAGATTCTTATGCGGCAGCAGTCAATTCATTTGCTGGTTTGCGAAAAAACCCTGGCCAACTCTACAAAGTCGACCTCCCCGACGAAGCCATAGCCAAGATGCTGGATTACGACAAGCCAATCAATCAGCAATCTCCGTATGTAAGAAATGCTCTTGAGCGCGCCGGCATTAACTTTGAATCGTCCGCATTGGCAGGCCCGATGGCAATGGGTCAAGAGTCATATCTTCAAAAATATGGCATCCCCGGCATCCGCTACCTAGACGCAGGCAGTCGCGGTCAAGGCCAAGGCAGCAGCAACTACGTTGTGTTTCCCGGCAATGAAAACTTGCTCACAATCCTTGAGCGCAACGGCCAGTTGCTAGGAACCAAATAATGGCACTCATCTCCCGCGCCAAATCCCGTTCCGTCTCGGTCACGGCTCCCGTTGGCGGCTGGAACGCTCGCGATTCGCTGGCTGATATGCCGCCTGCCGATGCGGTGATCATGCTGAACTGGTTTCCGCTGACCACCGAGGTCACGCTACGCAAGGGCTATACAGAATGGGCCACGGGCATCTCGGGCCAGGTTGAAAGCCTGTTTGTCTACGCAGGCTCAACAACAAACAAGCTGTTTGCAGCCGCAGGTGGCTCGTTCTACGACGTCACAGCCACCGGCGCAGTCGGCGCAGCGGTAGTCACGGGCACATCAAACAGCCGTTGGCAGTACGTCAACATTAGCACGACCGGCGGCAACTTCATGTACGTTGCCAACGGCGTGAACAAGCCTTACTTGTACAACGGCACGACATGGACGGCCATTGATGCTGTGTCCACGCCTGCGATCACGGGCGTGACCACGACCACGCTCAACAACCCGATTACCTTCAAAAACCGCCTGTGGTTTATCCAAGACTCAACGCTTGTCGTTTGGTATCTGCCGACCGATAGCATTGGCGGGGCGGCGAACAAGATTGATATGTCTGCCGTGGCCCAGTTGGGCGGATACATTGTTTGCCACTACACATGGTCGCTTGACGCAGGCGATGGCGTTGATGACTACTATGTGGCTGTGACCAGCATGGGTGAAATTATCATCTATCAGGGCACAGACCCCAGCAGCTTAACCACCTTCAGCCTGCGAGGCGTGTGGCAGCTTGGCCACCCTGTTGGCGAGCGTTGCCTGTACAAACTGGCGGGCGATCTGCTGTACATCAGCCAAGATGGTCTGGTTCCGCTTGCAGGTGCCTTGCAGTCCAGCCGAGTCAGTCCCCGCGTGGCCTTGACCGAAAAAATTCAGTACGCTGTCAGTTCGGCCATCAACATCTACGGCGACAACTTTGGCTGGCAACTGATGTACCTTGCTCGCGAGAACCAGTTGTATCTGAACGTGCCTGTTAGCGAAGGGCAAGATCAGCAGCAATATGTGATGAACACCATCACGAAGAGTTGGGCGCAGTTCACAGGCTGGCAAGCCAACTGCTGGGAGTTGTTTGACGACTTGCCATTTTTTGGCGGCAATGGCTATGTTGGCTTGGCCTATCAAGGTCTGACCGACAATGGCGCAAACATCAACGGCAAGGCGCTGCAAGCGTTCTCCGGCTACGGCTCCAGCGGCCTGCTCAAGCGTTTCACAATGATGCGCCCGATCTTCCGCACGAACGGATCACCTGCGGTGCTGGGCACGATCAATCTGGACTTTAGCCTTGATCTGTCTGCGGCGTCGTTGAGCTTTTCACCGACCGCTTATGGCGCTTGGGACACCTCGCTGTGGGACACCGGCATCTGGGGCGGTGAGTTGACCGTATTGCAGCCTTGGCAGGGGGCGTCGGGCGTTGGCTACTACGGCGCACCTCAAATCCAATGCGCTGCCAATGGCATCGATATTCGTTGGGTTGCTACTGATGTGGTCTTTGAGGTGGGTGCAATCTTGTAATGCTTGTCCTTGATGCCGCCATTGTCGGGCCGTGGGTTGCTGCCAAAGCTGGCTGCAAGTATCAACCCGACGATGTAGCGATTGGATGGGAGCGCAACGGGCGGTTGGTTGCTGGCGTTATGTACAACGAGTACAACGAAGCAAACATTCACATTCATAGCCGTGTGGATGGCTATGTGCCTATGCAGTTCTATTGGACAATTTTTGACTATCCGTTCAAACAGTTGGGCGTCAAAAGGTTGAGTGGTATAGTCTACTCTACCAACTTGAAAGCCCAGAAGCTCAACGAGCATCTAGGCTTTCAGCGTGAAGCGATCCTGCGAAACTACTTTCCAGAAGCTAACGCGATTGTCTATGTGATGTTCAAAGACGATTGCCGATTCTTAGGAGAGAAATATGTACGTTTCGCGCAGACAACTTGAGGCGTTTGGCGAGCCATTGGGCGACATGACCCAGCGCAAGGGCCGTGGATACATCTGTCACGGCGGGGGCAAGGGCTCAAAAGCACCCAAAGCGCCCGACTACATGGCGCTGGCAGAACAGACTGCCGCAGCCCAGCGCGTCAATCAGTACACACCCTATGGTTCGCTGACGTACAGCCAAACTGGTGAATACGGCGCACGAGTTAACCCCAAGACCGGCCAGCCAATCCCAGGCACCGGCAAACCGATGTATGGCCAGACGCTGACGCTTTCGCCCGAACAGCAGGCATTGCTGGATCAGCAAAACAGAACCAGCTTGGCGCTGGGCAACTTGCAAGATCAAGCCGCTGCCCGTGTGGCAGCGCAGCAAATGCGTGGCTATGACGACACCTTGCTGGCCGATACCAACACGGCCACGCAAGCAATTCTGAACCGCTTGCAGCCGACGCTGCAACAGCAGCGCAGCGGGCTTGAGACGCAACTAAGCAATCAAGGTCTGGCTCGGGGCACAGAGGCATACGAAAACGCCTTACGTGCCCAGAATCAGCGCGAAAACGACTTGTATCAGCAAGCGGCCATGCAGGGCATTGACCTTGGTATGCGCCAGCGTCAGCAAGGCCTTCAAGAGCAGAACTACTTCAACACCCGCGACATCAACAACTTGAACGCGCTGCGTAGCGGCTCACAAGTTACCACACCGCAGTTTGGCCCAACGCCTGGGGGTGCCAATTACTCGCAGGCTGGTCAAAATCAGTATCAGGCGGAGATGGATAAGTACAACGCGCAGCAGCAAGCATCAAGCGGCTTTTTGGGCGGCCTGATGAGCTTAGGTGGAACTTTGGGCGGTGCAAGCATCATAAAGTATTCCGACCGCCGCCTCAAGGAAAACATCAGCAAGGTCGGCCAGCTTGACAACGGCTTGAACGTCTACTCTTACCGCTACAAGTCCGGTGGCCCAATGCACATTGGCGTCATGGCCCAAGAGGTCATGGAAGTCAATCCAGACGCAGTCCACATCATGCCTGATGGCTTTATGGCTGTTGATTACGGAGCCTTGTGATGGCCAATCCATTTATCCAACAGCAAGACCCCGAAGAACTGGCTATTCTGCGCCGCCAGCGCATGGCCGAGCAGCTTATGCAGCAGGCTCAACAGCCAATGGAGCAGGGTCAAATGGCTGGGCGCATTTATGTCGCGCCTTCATGGACTCAATACCTTGCCAAAGGCTTGCAGCAGTACATGGGCGCTCGGGGAGTGCAACAAGCCGACGAGGAGGCCAAGGCGTTGTACGAGGGCCGTCAGGCTCAGACACAGGCCGAGCGTCAGAAGTTTGCCGAGCTGTTACGCCCAACGCCTGCCATTACCCTGCCATCAGACCAGCAGGGGCCGGTCGCGCCTGAACAGCCTGGCGATCTCAATGCTGCAACCATGTTGGCCATGCAGTCTAGAGACCCAGCGTTGCAGAGTTTTGCTTTTAACAGTTTGGCTAATCAGCCTGCGTTGGCTGAGGCAAGGGCAACAAGAGCTGAAGACCGAGCATTTAGAGCGCAAGAATTTGAACTTGCGCGTCAAGCTCGGATGGAAGAACTTAAAGCGCGATTGGCTGATGCTGCCATTAGCCGCGCTGAGCGTATTGCTGCTGACAAAGAACTGAAAGCCATGATCTTGGCTGGGCAGCAAGGCAACAGGCAGCCACAGATTGTGGACACGCCCGAAGGGAAGATGGAGATTAAGCGAGCCGCTGATGGCTCAACTATTGCCGTTCCTGTTTTGGGGCCAGAAGGCAAGCCAATTGCTGGTATGCCAAGAGGTGGCAACGCTTTGTCGGCTACTGCTCAGAAAGAAGTTTTTGAAGCAGATGATGCTATCCTAGCAGGCAGTTCTGCGCTTGATTCTTTGAATAAAGCACTTGCTATCAACGATGCTGCTTATTCTGGGCCAACAGCATTGTTGCGCGCTCAAGGCATGAGTATGGTTCAGTCAACTCCTGAAGCAGATGCAACCATCAACTTCAACAACATCATTCAAGAGCAAGCATTGACTTCAATGAAGTCAATCTTTGGCGGAAACCCAACTGAAGGCGAACGCGCCATTTTGCTTGAACTTCAAGCTTCTGTCCAAAAAACACCAAAACAACGCAAGGACATTATTGACAGAGCAAAAGCAGCTGCTGAGAGGCGCATTAAGTTCAATCAAGACAAGGCCAACCGCTTGCGCGAAGGCACCTATATGTCGCCTGGCGGCGCTCCAGCACCAAGTGGCAATGGTGCAAGTGGTTCATGGGATAACCAACCCCCCGAAGGCGCAGTCAGGGAAAAGGCACCAAGATGAGCAAAACCTTTGACGTTGACGTTGGCGGCAAAACCTATGAGGTTGATGCGCCTGATGCAAATACTGCATGGCGCATGGCCAATCAGTATCATCAAAGCAAGCAGCAACAAGCGCCTGCCGCTCCAATGCCTGCCCCTAAGCAATCCACGACATTCGGCCAAGACATTGGCAACTTGATTGGCGGTGCCGTGCGCGGCGCTGGCTCAATTGGGGCCACGCTGTTGGCTCCCATTGACATAGCAGCTCGGGCAATGAACAAGGGCCAGCCAATCAACATCGGTGGTTACGACATTGCAGGGCAAGACCGTCGCGCAGGCATGACGGGTGGCTTGCAAGAGATGGGCGTCGACCCCGAATCCACAATGTACGGCATTGGCAAGTTTGGCGGTGAGATGGCCGGTACAGCAGGCGTAGGCGGCGTGCTTGCCAAAGGCTTGTCCGCAGCTCCGACTGTGGCCTCTCGCGTGCCAGGCTTGATTCAGGCGCTACGTTCAGGCGGCATGACTGGCCCAAACATTGGCACTCGCGCAGTTGGCGGTGCAGTCTCAGGCGGCGCAAGCGCGGCCTTGGTCAATCCCGAGGACGTTGTTTCTGGTGCCGCCATTGGTGCTGCGTTGCCTGTTGTTGGCAAAGCAGGCGCTGGCATTATTACAAAAATGCTGGGTGGCACTACAGGCGTTGGCGAAGAGGCTTTGAAGCAAGCCTATCAAGCAGGCAAGCAAGGCGGCACAAAGGCAACGTCATTTGTTGAGGCCATGCGCGAAGGCCAAAGCATGACCAACGTGCTTGATGCAGCTCGAGCCAACTTGAGCGCCATGAACGCTCAAAAACAAAATGCCTATCGCTCAGGCATGGTTGACATCAGAAAAGACAAGTCAATTCTTGACTTTGCCAACATTGACGATGCTGTGGGCAAGGCTTTTGACATGGCAACCTTTAAGGGCCAAGTCAAGAATCAAGATGCAGTCAATGCTTTGAGCAAGATCAGGGATTCCATTGATGAGTGGAAAAGCCTAGACCCTACTGAGTTTCACACCCCCGAGGGTTTGGATGCGCTAAAACAGCGCGTTGGCGGTTTGCTGGAAAGCATCCCGTTTGAGCAAAAAACGGCTCGCACCGCTGCGGGGAATGTGTACAACTCCATCAAGAATGAAATTACCGCACAAGCTCCAACCTATGCAAAAGTGATGAAAGACTATTACTCTGCGTCGGAAACCATGCAAGAAATTGAGCGTGCTTTGTCGTTGGGCCAAAGGGCTTCTGACGATACAGCCATGCGGAAGTTGCAATCGTTGATGCGTAACAACGTAAACACGAACTACGGCTACCGCGATACGCTCGCACGGCAACTGGAGCAAGCAGGCGGCAATGAGTTTATGCCAGCATTGGCAGGCCAAGCACTCAATGACTATATGCCGCGAGGCATCCAAAGGGCGGTCAACCCTGCGGGCGCCATTGGCATCGGCGCATTGGGCAACATCCCTGCTGCTGTTGGCATGGGCCTTGTGTCGTCACCCAGACTTGTCGGCGAGGCCATGTACAAGGCCGGTCAGGGCGCTCGTCTTGTCAATCAAAGGGTAGACCCCCGATTGATCCAGATGCTTAAGCAGGGCACCTACAGAGGCGCTCCTTTGTCCTTTACTGATAGGAAGCAGCAATGAAATCCGACGCCCAACAATTCCTCTGCCTGCTGTTCCTCAGCCGAGACGCAGCGCACATCGCCCACCTCAACACGACCAGCTTTGCACAGCACATGGCTTTGGGCGAGTTCTACGACTCAATCATTGATCTAGCCGACAAGTTTGCCGAAGCCTACATGGGCAGGACGGGTCAGCGGATTGGCAGCTTGCCAAACCTGAACAACCCCAAGGGCGACATTGTGGTTGTGCTGAAACTGCACATGGATGCCATTGAGGAAACGCGAGACTTTGTGCCCGCAGACGACTCGCCGCTGAACAACATCATTGACGAGATCGTTGGTCTGTATCTGGCCACGCTGTACAAACTGACGCTGAAGT